CTCGTTAAAGAGTCCGACCGTGAATTGGTATCTAATTGTTGGTCAAGATGCCTAGAATCGCTCGCTAACCGCCTCCCGTTAAATAATTTGGATGATGCTACCCAGTACGCAATTTTCAAACTCGGTGGGATATCTCACCTTGGATCGATTGAAAGTACCCAACTGCAATACCTGAGCAACGATTTCAAGATCCACTGGCAAGCCTACCGAAAATCCCCGCGAGAATTTGAGCGCCCAGTGCAAATCATTCCCCCTGAGCAACGGGAATTCAAACCCAATGGACTCAAGCCAGAACTTTCAGAGGAACAACGGGTAAAAAATCAGGAATTTCTAAATAACCTGATCGCCACAAAAATGAGTAAAAACTTAAACGGAGCGAAATAATGGAAACAGTAATCATGGAAAATGTCGAGGCAGAACAAGCCGTTTTAGGGGGGATTCTATTAGACCCAGAAGCCATTGGTCGAGTTGCAGAAATGTTGCAACCTGAATCATTCTCCCTGCGATCGCATCAAACGATTTACAAGGCAGTATTAACCCTGCATTCTGAGGGAAAACCCACTGATTTGATGACCGTTACATTTTGGTTGGCAGATCAGAAATTACTCGAACAAGTGGGAGGACAATTAGGATTAACTCAACTCGTAGATCGGACGGTTTCAGCAGTCAACATTGATCAATATGCCAAACTAATTCTTGACAAAAAAACCCGTCGCGATCTAGTATCTTCCGCTTATAAGATTATTGAGTTAGCAGAAGATACCAGTCAAGAATTAGAGACTGTAATTCAAAAATCAGAAGAACAAATTGCCAATATTTCCCAGGGGAAAAGTCAGCAAGATTTAGTTTCAATTGGTGAAACCCTGATTGATACCTTTCAGGAAATTGAAGATCGGAGTGAAAGCAAAATTCCCCCCGGTGTTCCCTGCGGTTTCTATGATTTAGATGCAATGACAGGAGGTTTTCAACGTTCAGATTTAATTATTGTGGCTGGTAGGCCGTCAATGGGAAAAACAGCCTTAGCAGTCCAGTTTGGTTTTAAGATTGCTAAAAAAGGATTACCTGTTGCGGTGTTCAGTTTAGAAATGTCCAAAGGTCAGTTAGTCCAAAGATTATTAGCAGGGGAAGCAAAAATCGAATCGACTCGGCTGCGGTCGGGAAATATTCAGCAAGATGAGTGGGAATCGTTAACAGAGGCGATTAGTAAGTTAGCAGAATTGCCGATTTTTATTGACGACACATCGAACCCTACTGTCAATGAAATTAAGAAAAAAGCTCAAAAACTGCAAGCCGAAAACGGTGGAAAATTGGGCTTAATCCTAATAGATTATCTGCAATTAATGGACGGTGGCAGCGAGAATCGGGTGCAGGAATTGTCAAGAATTACACGGGGATTAAAGGGAATGGCAAAGGACTTAAACGTCCCTGTTATTGTCTTATCTCAGTTAAATCGAAGTGTTGAGCAACGCACTAATAAACGCCCAATGATGTCCGACTTGAGAGAATCGGGATCAACGGAACAGGACGCGGATTTAATAATGATGATTTACCGAGATGATTACTACAATCCCAACAGTTCAGAAGCCGGGGTAGCTGAAATCATTTTAACCAAACATCGCAACGGCCCCACCGGAACGGTTAAGTTATTATTTGATTCCCAGTTTACTCAGTTTAAAAATATGGCGAGGTCAAGATAGAAACCCACTAATTATCAAGGAGTTTGAGAATGCTAGAAAATTACAAGAACACATGGACAGAAGCTGAGATAGAACAACTTCTACTTTTAAAAGACAGCAAAAAAACTCATGCGCAGATTGCTGAAATTTTAGGGAGAACAAAAGCATCTATTGATATCAAATATTCAAAGGTTAGAAACAACCTAAAGGAATCAAGTTGGATATGGACACACGAGGAAACTGAAACCTTGATAGCACTAGCAGAAACTTTACCGTTCACCCAATTAGTTATTCGATATAATCAACTAGCCGTTAAAAAAGGCTATCAAGAGCGAACAATATTATCCGTTCAAAATAAGTTATTAAATCTCGGACAAAGCCTAAGACCTAACAGTGGTTGGTATGGAGCCACGGCAGTTTTTATAGGACTAGGATTTTCAAGAGAAAGGATTCGTGGATGGATAAATAACGGGCTAAAACATCACTCTGAAGGCACAAGACAGTTTTACATTCGGAATGATCATTTAGTGGAATACATCCTCTCGCATCCTGATTGTTTAAACGGAATCTCAGACGATGGGGTTCGTTGGTTTATTGCTTTATTAAATGAAGACAGGGAGATGAAAAAACGTGATGGTAGACCAGAATCCGCCCGTTCATTAACCGCTTAATCTTGACCGCGCCCTTGATTGATTAATTCCATTAAACCCAACAAAGGAGATTGACATGACCGTAACAACCAAGATATTTGAAAGAGTTTTAAAAGTTGGTGAGTGGGTAGAGATTGACCCACATAAACACCGCCCATCTTATCTAATAAGAGGTACAGCATGGCGAGTTGAAAGTTTGAATGTATTAAAACAAACCTGTCAAGTAACTAACGAAAAAACCAGATCGGAAACCCTAGACTTTGAGGAGGTTTCCGACTCATCCCCATTCAAAAAAACAGATATTGTGCAATTAAAAAAGGATAGCCGTTACATCGGACGGGTGATTATGTGCCGGGGGAATAAAATCAAAATTCAGTGGGCGAAAGGATTGGCAGAATCCTTAGACTCGGACAAGATAAAACTATTTATTCAGATGGTCAAAGGGGAACAAATCCCCCTCGGAAATTACGCTTTCCAGAAAGGCGATCATGTCAAAACTACAGACAAGAATTTTGGCAATGTAATCCTCACTGTAAAAGAATGCTTACCCTCTGGAATGGTGGTGTTGAGTTCATCAAACGATCCTAATTTATTGCTCCCCGGCTGTGGCTTAACAATTGTTGAGGAGGGTTTCTAATGCCAACATTCGCAACATTATTCATGGGCGGAGGCGGTGCAGATTTGGGATTAGAAGCCGCGGGTTTTGAGTCCATTTGGGGAATTGAAAGAGATCCTAAAATTGCAGAAGTAGCGCAACAAAATTTCCCGAATACCAAGATAATTAATCAATGTGTCGGGTCAGCTAGTCCTCGCCATTTAGAACCTGTTGATCTGCTTTGGATGAGTCCCCCTTGCCAACAATACAGCAATGCACGGCGGGGTGATATTCCTGACCACAAAGATAAAGATGCGGGGCTTTATTGCTGTGATTATATTGCCATATTATCCCCTCGATGGGTGATTCTTGAAAACGTCCCAGGATATTCAAAATCACCAACTTTTGAGAAAATCCTACAATCATTGATCCGTAACGGATATCGCTATCATTGGTTAATTTTAGACGCGGCGGATCACGGGGTTCCCCAAAACCGGAAACGGTTGATTATGTGGGCAGTTAAAAATTCAGAACCCCTCCCTTATTTTCCTGAATCAAAACCCAAAAAGGGATGGTATCAAGCCATTAGTGATTTAATCCCAGAAATGCAGGACTGTGAGCTTGCGGACTGGCAGATTAAGCGATTGAATGAATTGGGTTATTTGCCAGAAAAAGCCTTGATTGATATTGGTAAACAACTCATTAGACAGGCTACAGTTCGGGAGTCAAACGATCCAAGTTTTACTATCGTAGGGGGTCACTGTAATTCCCATTCTCCCATCCTATTAATCCCCCGTGCGGGAGCCTGTATTAAGAACATTTTACCGACTCCACAAAACAAGCCTTGTCCAACAATTCGAGCTATGGCGGGTGTTTCGACCCATTGGGCGGACATCGTACAGGGAAGTCAAATCAAACGGATTAGTCAAAAAGCGACGGCACGGCTGCAAACTTTTCCCGATGATTACAAATTCCCAGAATCCAAATCTTTAAGTCAACAAATAATCGGAAATGCCGTGCCGCCGTTGTTGGCGAAAGAGTTAGGTCTGGCAATCTTAAAATCAATTAATCTTTATGAAGACAACTAAAAAAGGATTTCAACCCGCCCAAAAAATTCATGCCAACGACCTCCACACATTCTCTTGTGAGTGTCTCTGGTATGATGTAGAAACCGACGAGGAACTTCTATCTGAATTATGGACAATTAAACTCGATAAAAGGCGATTCAGAACCGATGTCAGGCAGGCTATTGTTGCAGGACTTATCTATTGTTTTCTCGAAACACCGGAAGCAATAGAGCGACGTATTAACAGGGTGTTTTTTTGGAATAATAAATCCCGTGCTTTTGAGCCATTGGGGGCGGTGTCCGACGCTCCGATGACCGGATCTAGTCCAGTTGATTTTGAAGCCGATCCGGTGGTGGCTTTTGAGAGATTGAAAGCCCTTTGTGTTGAGATTGAGATTATCAAGGTTGACGATTGCTCTTGACCTTTTAAAAATATACAAATAAACTTGTTTTTTTCACGTTATTCGTGTACAATGTAAATAGTCAAGAATCAAGGTTTACCAATGTAGTTTGTTGGTAAACAGTTAACCAGTCTAAGCTCTTTACTGAGCTACGTTATTGAGAAGCGTTTAAGTTCATACCTTGGGATGCGTTGCCAGTTCCAAGCTCTATAACTAGGTGATTAAACAGATGTACAGCAATTAAGTCAGTGTCACCTGGACAGTACCGCTTAATAACATTGACGAGGCACACTTTACCCGATTTATCGGAGGCTCGAAAGAGTTATTTTTAAATGTCTAAAGTATTCGTAATGGATGCCGAAAAGCGTCCATTAAATCCAATCTCACCCGCAAAAGCTAGGATTCTTTTAACGCAAAAGAAAGCCGCAGTTTTTCGGCATCAACCTTTTACAATCATCCTAAAATATGCTGTCAAATCTTCAACTGAAGACTTGAGGCTAAAGATAGATCCTGGTTCTAAATTTACTGGCATTGCCTTGGTAAACGACGGCACGGGTGAAGTTGTTTGGGGTGCAGATATTCAACATCGTGGCATGGTGATCAAGAATGCACTGGAATCCCGACGTAGTTTAAGAAGGGGTCGCAGGGGACGGAAAACCAGATACCGCCAACCCCGTTTCCTTAACAGAACACGGGTTAAAGGTTGGTTAGCTCCGAGCTTGATGTCACGGGTCGAAAATGTGATTACCTGGGTCAATCGGTTAAGAAAGTTGGCTCCGATTGCAGCGATATCTCAGGAGTTGGTACGGTTCGACACTCAAATTATGGAGAATCCAGAAGTTTCCGGTGTTGAGTATCAGCAAGGGGAACTCGCGGGCTATGAAGTCAGGGAATACCTTTTGGAGAAGTTTAACCGTCAGTGCGTTTACTGTGGCGCTGTTGATACCAGATTAGAGATTGAACACTTGATACCCAGATCAAAAGGTGGGACTAATCGGGTTTCTAACTTAGCGATCGCTTGCCATAAATGCAATCAGAAAAAGGGTGCTAAGGATATTAAAGATTTCCTTTCTAAGAAGAAGGAATTGCTTAATAAAATCCTGAAACGGGTTAAAGCCCCTCTCAAAGATGCAGCCGCCGTTAATTCTACCCGGTGGTGTTTATACAACCGATTGAAAGAAACGGGTTTACCTGTAGAAGTTGGGACGGGGGGACGGACTAAGTTTAACCGATGCCGTCAAAAGTTCCCTAAAGCTCACTGGATTGATGCGGCTTGTGTTGGTGCTTCTACTCCCGAAAATCTGATTATTAAGGATGTCAAACCTTTATTAATATCAGCTAAAGGGCATGGGGTCAGGCAACGGGTAACGACTGATAAATATGGTTTTCCTAAGTGCCATAAAGCAAGAATCAAGAGCTTTATGGGGTATAAAACGGGGGATTTAGTTAAGGCTGTAATTCCATCTGGAAAGAATAAGGGAACCCATTATGGTCGGGTTACGATTCGGCAACGTCCGAGTTTTACCTTGGACAAGATGGATGTTCACCCAAAATACCTGAGCCTACTTCAGAAAGCCGATGGTTATGCCTATTCGAGCCTCGAACCATTACAAGAAAGCAGTTCCAGTTAATTTATTGTCAAATCACAGAAGCCAAAATCAATGATTTTTACCGAGCCTCGCAAAAGCAGTCTAAAACCCTTTCTGTGTAAGGCTTTCAAAAGCCAGGGGTTAATGATTGTATTGGTTCTTGATTGATCTGATACGTGGCGCGGCGGGGTGTGGCGTGGCGTTAATGATTGTATTGGTTCTTGATTGATCTGATACAAAGTATAGTTTTAATCTAACACACCCCAAAACACTCGTTAATGATTGTATTGGTTCTTGATTGATCTGATACCAATTACCCAACCCCGACCGGATAAAACCCGTATCGTTAATGATTGTATTGGTTCTTGATTGATCTGATACCAATTACCCAACCCCGACCGGATAAAACCCGTATTGTTAATGATTGTATTGGTTCTTGATTGATCTGATACTAAAGCCATACAAACCCCAAACCCTTAGCTAATTGTTAATGATTGTATTGGTTCTTGATTGATCTGATACTATATTTTGAAGTCCTGAGTATTTTCTTCTCTCTATCGTTAATGATTGTATTGGTTCTTGATTGATCTGATACTCCCTAAAGATTGGGGTAACACGATTAGCTTTACCTTCACCCGTTAATGATTGTATTGGTTCTTGATTGATCTGATACAAGTTCTCCCTGTTGGGATGTGTTGGGTTAGCTCTAAGTTAATGATTGTATTGGTTCTTGATTGATCTGATACTTAATACGGGCAACTAATTCCATGGTAGACAATGATCCTTGTTAATGATTGTATTGGTTCTTGATTGATCTGATACTTAGTTTGAATTTGTGAATTTCTTTGAGGAAACACCCATCAAGCCCCTGTGAGTTAATGATTGTATTGGTTCTTGATTGATCTGATACACAAATTAATGAATGCTATAATGATTTTAGATTGAGAAGTTAATGATTGTATTGGTTCTTGATTGATCTGATACTAGATTGGGTCTACCCCCACGACAATAGTGTATATAACGGGTTAATGATTGTATTGGTTCTTGATTGATCTGATACAAAAAGCTATCTCAACGCACCCACAAATGCTCTAATTGTTAATGATTGTATTGGTTCTTGACTAATTTGATACAAGTTGAAAACTTACGTTTTCGTTTTCTCTATTGGAATAAATTAGGAGTTTAGCTATGGCGACCGAAAAAGAAATCAAAGAGCAGTTTGAGGTAATATTCAAAATGTATCTTGATTTAGAAAAATCAGGATGCAACACTATTCCCGATAACAAACTAGAAAATGAAGTGTATTCTTGTTTTATGTACTTCAAAGAAAAAAGAGATGAATACATTAAGTCTGTAATCTCTTGATTAACCTAAAGTTAATGATTACCTTGTTTCTTGACTAATTTGATACCAGATATGACTACAATATTGATTTTTTTATTGGGACTTATTTGGGGATATTTATTGCATCCCTGGATTAAAGTTTTCAAGAAGATGCTGAAAGAATCGACGAAAGGTTAATGATTGCCTTGTTTCTTGACTAATTTGATATTTATAGGTTAAAAAAATAAAACCGACCAAAACAAACATTCAAACAAAAGGAGATAAAATCAAATGTTATTAAATCCAGATATTTACAGAACAAGCATAGTTTCTAAAGTTATACCAGCAACCGATACGGAACTTACAAAGATTAAAACAAGCAACGGTTCTGGGCGTTCTAAAATCGTTTATTGTCAGTACGGTGAAGAATATCCCCAAAACCATGTTAATGCCTTAGTTAATCATGCCACTGAGTTAGGTTGGTTGAAAGATTTTGATTATGCGATAGGCTCTATTCCCGATGGTTTTGTTTTGGTATTAGTTCCTAAGATTTTACCTTCTCAATCATAAATACAAAGTTAACGATTGTCTTGTTTCTTGACTGAAGATGCACAAAAGAGGAGACTAATGGACAAATTCAAGGTTGAGGTTTTATCGAAAACAGCTAATCCCCAGACAATAATGTATCTGGCTCTCCATCAGGATTATAGTGAGGATTATATATATGAAAGCCTTGATAAAACCCCTTCTGAAATTAAGTGTGGGGAGATAGCCGTTAAACGATTACTAGAGGGAAATAGAGGACACTTTGGAGTGTTAGAGCACTGCTACATCGTTTTTAGTGTGGGATATTTCCCCCATAGTGTGATGCAACAGGCAACCCGGCATAGAATAGCTAGTTTCGATGTTCAATCTGGGCGCTACTCAGGGCAGAGGATTGTTGATGTAATCAACTTCAAGAGAAGTTTAGAAGATGTTTTTTACCTCCGTCCGGTGGGGAATTACAGCGATCGCCAAGGCAAAAAATATTATTATTCACCTGAATTAAGAGAAATCCATTTACAACACTGTGTAGATGCTTGTGGTTTGTATAAACAAAACATTGAGTCTGGGATGAGTGAAGAACACGCCAGGGGTTTAATCCCGTTCGATTTCAGACAGCATTTTGTTATGTCTTGTAACCTACGTTCACTGTTACATTTTCTCGATTTAAGATTTAAAAAAGATGCCCAGTTAGAGATTCAAAAACTCTCTGAAATGATGTGGACACATACTCAAGAATGGGTTCCCCAAATTGCGGAATGGTACGAAAAGAACCGATTAGGGAAAGCTCGGCTTGCTCCCTAATTTTGCTTTCTGGAATAAGGAAAGCTGTATTGTCACCCTCTATTATTGATCCAATATCTTATCAATTCCGAGAGGGATAGATTTCTTGAGGATGCGATCGCCTCTATCCTCTCCCTCTCAACTTCTGAAACCCTCACCCTGACAACGGTTGGGCGGTTAAAAAGTTTTTTTGATTTAGGGGTTGACATATTTTGATTTTGTAGCTACAATATTTTAGTATAAGCAAAACAGGGACGCCGCCGTTAAATCGGGCGTAAAATATGAAAAACTCCACAACCGCCGACCAACTTTCCAAAAGAATTAGCCAATTGAATAGCTTGATTCAAAAATTCCCCAATGTCCGGTCTTTGATCCGGCGTTGGGGTTTTGAATTGACACAGCTAGAAGGGCGGTTAGAAGCCCTGAAAGCGGCGGCGGTTGTGGAGAAACCTAAGCAGTTAACAATATGGGACGTGCCTGTTATGAAAAAAATGGATTGGTTTTTCCCTCCTCTTGTTGGATCGGAAAAGCAAATTCAGTGGGCGGATCAACTCCGCCGCAATTTCGCTGAATATTATTCTTCTCTGGGTGGCGAACCTGGAGAGGGTGAAGTCAAAATAAAAAAAGCGGTAGCGATCGCGGTATCGTCCAAGTTCTGGATCGAAAATCGCGATTTTTGCGAAAAAATCGCCTGGGAAAATATGACCCAGGTTTTAAAGAAGTTATATGCCTTGGTTGAGATTTGCCAACCTTGGTACAGCGACTTCGATCAATCAGAATTTAAAGAAATTCTGAAAGCTAAAAAATCAATCCTCAGAAATCTGAGGATTGACAAAGCAGGTATCGTTGCCTGCTGCAATCAACAGAGCCAAAACAGACGCTTTACTAATTAAGGAGGTTTATATGTTGGATCGCCTTAAATCCGCGCAAAAGTTAACGATACAAGGGTAAAACAATGACACTAAAATTTGCAGTCAAGCCGTGGAATCGTTACAACGGTCAAGTCACAGAAGGTTTGTATGCTGGAGGTGTAGGTGCGGACTTTTTAGCCGTCCATCCCGATGACGAATTTATCACATACAAAGACAACGAAGTCGCGGCGAGAGATGCCCTGTCATTGACTCGTAAGGGATGGAAAGCGCAAGTTGTGGAAGTAGAAACTTTATGAATGAGAAACTACTACACGCCCGATATTGGAGGGCGGACGGTACGGGAGAAAATCAAACCTCCTACGACCCCCACGGATTCGGATTAAAAACTCTTGAAACTATGGATGCTCTGATCAATAGTTTGGGATTAAAACAAGTTGATGGGATATCTTTATGTGGTGTTCTCGTCAATCATCACAAAGCCAAACTTGCAGATATTGGGCATCAAGTCCATATCGCTGCTACTTCTGAACAGTGGGAAGCTGCGAAACAATATTGGGAATCAGGAGCATTTGATTGATCAACAATTGGGATCTCAGGTTCCCAAACTCCCAAAAACCCCACGATATAAGGAATTAACTATATCAAGAATACATTGGGGTGGTAGGGGTCGCAGGTTCAAATCCTGTCGCTCCGATAGAGGTAAAAGCCGGATTCTGTAAGGGATTCGGCTTTTTTAGATCCACGATCCACCGCCCGTCGTTGCCAGAATTATTTACCATCTGGAAATAAATCTGTTATAACTGGTGGATAGTTATATAGGATCATTCTTATGACACGACCCCGAGAAAACAGGCAAGGAATCAAGGCCAAGCTCAAGCCAGAAGACAGGGAGAAGTTGAAAACCCTCGTCATCGGCATGGGTTATCGTTATTGGAGGCGGGAGTCAGCAGAACCCGCATGGACTGAATTTTTGGAGGCGATCGCAACGGGCGATATAATTCTTTACAAAAAAGTTGAGTGAGGGTTGATATTTTAGGATAACTGGAGTAGAGTTATAAATGTAGGGATACAGAGGGCAAGTGGAAATATGACAACTCAATTGGATTTATTTGGTGATCATGTTGATACTCAAGCTAAAGATCCTATTTGGATTTTAAAGAATAGACCCGCACCCGATCCAAACTCTCCTATCGTTGTTTCCTATGGTGGGGGAACCAATAGCACCGCCATGTTAATTGCAATGGTGTTGAAAGGGATTAAACCCGATTTAATCTTGTTTGCGGATACGGGGGCGGAACTCCCTGAAACCTACGACTGGGTAAACACTTTTTCCGATTGGTTGATAGCAGAGGGTTTCCCTGTGATTGAATGGGTGAAATATACTCAGGTAGAAGGCTCTCGGAGGACTTTTACCTATTCCACACTAGAGGAAGAATGTTTAATTAAAAAGGCATTGCCAAGTAAGGCTTATGGATTTGCCACCTGTTCCATGAAATACAAGGTAGAGCCTCAACAGAAGTATTTGAAACAATGGTGTCTAAGTCAAGAAATAAAAGCAATTCCCCGGCAATTTGTAGGGATTCATACCGGAGAAATGAGTAGGCTTTTAGATAAGACTGGCAAAATTAGACAGATGGAGCAGGAGGGAATTAGACAAGAATACCCGTTGATTGAATGGGGTCTAAACCAAGAAAACTGCAACGCTCTGATTAAGTCGGTTGGTTTTCCTGTTCCATCAAAATCATCCTGCTTTTTTTGCCCAAACCGCAAAATCAGCGAGATTGTTGAACTAAAGGAAAAACATCCCGAACTATATCAAAGGGCTGTTGAGATGGAACAAAATGCCGATCTAAGGTCTTTGAAAGGTTTGGGGCGGACTAAATACGCTTGGGGAGATGTTGGAGCCTTAACCCCGATGGAAAAAGCACTTATTGAAGCTGGAGAGAATAACAAGCTATGCGCTTGTGTTGATTAAAACACACCTATTATCAAAGCGATCGCCATGAAGAAGGAAGAAGGTGATAGTTGGGCGGCATAAAAGTTAACCGAGTAAGGTTACAGCCCTACCCTGTTATAGTCAATCATTTAATTCAATTAGGAGTATATCATGGCTACACCAGAACAGGTTAAGCAAGCATTGAAGTTCAAAAGAGTCAAAGGTGATGATAGAAAAGTTGAGGTTTTTCGGGGTGACAGGCTTATCGGTCAACTGGATAGAGTTAAAAACTTGAGTACAGCTAGATACCTTGAAAGACCTCGATGGATTTACACCGTAACAAACCCCTGTGATGGGTCAAGAATTGTATTTGAGTCGAGACAAAAAGCTGCGTTAAGGCTACAAAGTTTAACCGATTATTTTCAATATCAACAGGAGAACAAACCATGACCTATAGAATCACTCGCATCAAGACCGCAGCCAGAAAAGAAGACCGTCAAGTTGAAGGAAAAACATTATGACTGTTAACATTCTCGATAAAATTGATCTCCGCCAATTGGGTGAACGACTGCAACAAGCGCGGAAGAAATCTGGCATGACTCAAGCTGATGCCGCTCAAATTATTGATGCTGCAAGAACAACTATTGTTGCTATTGAAAAAGGAGAACGTCGCCTTAAACCCAACGAACTAATTAAACTGGCTCGTGCTTATGGGCAGGCTGTTAGTAATTTTGTTCGACAAAGCCCTATTATTGAGCCGTTTGAAGTTCAATTTCGCGCCGCTTATCGACGTAGCGAGACAGAAGAAGCCCAAATTAATCCGGCAATTTGGCGCTTAGAGGAACTCTGTCAAAACTATTTAGAACTTGAGAAAATTATGGATGCTCCTTTACCTCGGAATTATCCTCAAGAATATGATGTAACGAATATGCCAATAGAGGCGGCAGCAGAAAGTATTGCCATTGCAGAACGTCAACGATTAGGGATTGGTGACAGTCCAATTCCAATTCTTAGAGACGTTTTAGAACAGAGTGTCGGACTGCGTATTTTCTATTTGGAAATGCCATCTAAATATTCAGGTGTATATAGCTACGATGAACAATTTGGTGGCTGTATTGCGATTAATGCTAAACACCCAGAAGATCGGCGGCGTTGGTCACTTGCTCATGAATATCTTCATTTTCTAGCGCATCGACGTAAGCCTGTACTTGACTATGAAAATCAATACCAAAGAAAGCCAGATACTGAACGACTAGCTGACAGTTTCCCTGACTATTTTCTAATGCCAACCAGTGGTTTACTTAAACGATTTAATGATATGTACCAGACTCACGGTAAGTTTACTCCCACTAATTTATTTACCTTAGCTCATTATTATGGGGTGTCTATTGAAGCCCTTGGTAATCGTTTAGAATCTATAAAATTGATCCCGTCTGGAACTGTGGAGCGACTACGCGATCGCGGATTAAAAGTTAGAAAAGTTCAACAAGAACTTGGGTTAGAAGAAATTCCCCAACGCACTGATATGCTTCCCATTCACTATCAATACCTTGCAATTGAAGCTTTCGATCAAGGGCTGATTACAGAAGGACGTTTTGCCAATTTCTTAGGGGTTGATCGTATAGAAGCTCGTCGGATTGCGGAATTATTACGGGATTATTCAAGTGGAATGATAGAGGAAATTGCCCATTTAGATTTACGTCAAGCGTAGAATTTGGGAGAATTTTTTATGTTGATTCAACACTCCCATCTTGTTCTTGATGCTTGCTGTATTTTAAACTTTTGCGCGTCGGGCAATTTCCTACCAATCTTAAAGGCTATTCCAGCCCAGGTTGTGGTGACAGAAGTAGTTAAAGCACGCGAACTATTGACCCTACAAAAACTTGAAAATCAGGAAAATGAGGGCGCAGTTCAGTTGCAGATGGCGATTGAGCAATATCTACTTATAGTTGTAGATTTTGAGTCAGAAGCTGAGGAAGAAACTTATATTAATTATGTCTTTGAACTTGGAGATGATGGTGAATCGGCAACTTGTGCGATCGCTGTTCATCGACGATGGGCGATTGCAACGGATGACAGAAAAGCGATTGCATTTTGTGAAAAAGAAGGACTTAATCTACAGATTTTTTCAACCTTAGAAATCATTAAATATTGGTCAAGGGTATTATTTAGACGCTCTAAATGAGTTAGAAGCCTTGACAAAATTTTACAACCAATTCCCTGAGTTTGTAGGGGAAGAATTGGAGCTAGAGGAATGGAGTTAACAATAGTTTAAACATAAAGCAGGTATTTTGCAACCCTGCTTTATTTATACCTTAACTAAACTCTCAATTTCCAAGGCCTGCAACACCCGATTTACCACCTTATTGAACACCAACTCAGATGACTGATTGGAATTAATCAGGTGGTATTTGTATCTTTTGGCAATGTCCAAATATCCCCACCTCACCCTCTCCAAAAACAAGATATTTCTTTCAATTGCATCAAGGGGTCTATTCTCTAATCTCGCCACAGCCGCCCGAATTGGTAAGTCAAAAATAATCACCATATCGGGTGTTAGTCCCCCCGTGACGGCTTCATTCGCTTTGATAAGGATATTAGGGTCAATCCCGTGGCCGTAACCTTGATAGGCGAGTGTGGAGGGGGTGAAGCGATCGCATAAAACAATATCAAATTCTCCCATCTTTTCCCGAATCACATCGCAGTGCCGTCGCCGATCCTCAAGAATCAAATCTAGCTGTTCCTGGGGACTCATGGAGACGGTTTTAATCTTATTCCTACACTCATCCCCATAAGGTTCTCTCGTACTCCACACAGCCAAGCTAGTTGTTGCTTCTAAGTATTCTTTCAATCTGGACATCTGAGTGGTTTTCCCACTGCGGTCAATGCCTTCAAATACAATTATCATCTTCCTTTCATCCAATTCTTAATTAAATCATCCTTAATCATACTCTGTATGACTAATTCGATAATGTGTTCCTTGGCTTGTTCCAAGGTTAGGCTGTCAACATTTTGCCTGATTATTGCGAGTTTGAATTGTTGCTCCATCGTTAATTGTACAGGTTCCATTGTTTCCTCTTTTGATTAGTTGATTATGGACTATATTACTTCTGGACATTGCAATACTATAGAAAATTGATTCTATATATATTATATCAAAAAAACAATCGTTTTGTATCCCCCTGATACAAAATCTAAAATAGTTTGCTTTACCTGTTGACACCTGTTGATATTTTGTGTAGTATTAGAAATGTAGACAGGAGACAGGAGCAAACGCCATGACAACCACAACTAAAACCAAAACCACTAAAACCACACCTGAGTGGAAATGGAACAATGATCTAGGGCGTGATGCCCTGAAACTCCCTACAAAGGGGTATTACGTCGATGATAGAGGGAACATCTGGAAAGATAATGGTGACTCCATTGGTAACGTCACCCCGTTACCGAACTCCGTTAAGGTGACAAAACTGGAATGGGTTGTCACCCAGGAAGAAAAACAGGAGACTGTTACCTGTCAAAAACTCCAAGGGAGTTATCAAAAAACACAGTCTCCCGCCCGTCGTAAAGAGTCCCCCGATGGGATGCGGGGCGGTAATTCTCAATGGGGCGAAGTTTCTGGCCCCAAAGCTCATTTTGTGGCTGACGAATATCAGGTGACAGTCACCTATATGGCTTTGGTTGCCGTAAATCAATTCGGGGAAATTATTAAGGGAAAACCCAAATTTCCTAGTGCCACAACAGTGGCTTATGAAACGGGCTATGGAGAAACCACAGAATATTCTGTGACCGATTTGGCGGTTTTGGAATTGCCTACCGAGAAGGTAGAGAAGGTCTACACAGACCAACGAAAACACCTCTATGGAGAGGCTATCAAAATTGTCAAAGAATACCTTGACAATTTAGACAGACCCGTTGAAGGGCTGTTGAAGGTCGGTGACAGCGTGATTCACCCTGTATATGGACAGGGAATTGTCACAAAGGCTTTCGGGACTAAAAACCCCGTTTACCAGTCCGTTTGCGCGGATTTCCCTTGCGGAAACAAAATGGTAGGAAAATGTGACCTGATATGACCTTTTCACTATGATTACCCCACGGAAGCCACAGCTAAAAACAGAGAGGACAAACGCCATGACAACTTTCACAAAACCAGAAAACCTTTTTGATTCAGTTGATTTTCAAGGATTTGTCGTCGGAGAAGACGACGCGGTAACAACAGTATTGTATCGGGGTCAAGTCCCCGATTTTAAGCGGAATAAAAAACAGGTCGTAAAGTTTGACTTCGACCTTCACTGCCTAACAGCCAAGCACTGGTTTATGGCTATGGAGCTATCTACTTCTGACATGTTATTTAAGGAGGTGAAAAACTGTCCTGTTGAACTTCCCAATGAATTCAAGGATTCAGTTGTCCTGCACCCTGTAAACGGGAAAGTGGGCGTTTGGGTTGCGCCGATGTCACCCGCTGTAGTTTCGGCTTTTCAAAAAGCTATGGAAACTACAGCGACAGAGGTAAAAGCCTCTGGTAGTGTGAAGTTTCGAGGGCTTCACAACCTGTTCAACAGGCTATCCCATGTTACCCCCAAAACAGGGGTTGTTGGGGGTGCTAAATTCCCGACATGGAGAGACTAAAAGTAGCGATCTCAGGTTAGCTCCTAGCACGGTTCGATTCCGTGCGGTCGCATTCCCGAAAGGGATTATTAACTACATAGGCTAAAGCAATGAAGAAACATCAAATCAATGAGCAACTTAGTAAGTTATTGAAACTTACTAACTGCTCTAACCTAGAGGTAACGGTTGACAACAACACCAGGGATTGTATGACCGTCTGGAAGCTATGGGGTAAAGGTGGGCAAATTGCCCAAGCCGAAGCACGGTTTGGATCGGAATATTCTGATCAACCCGATGGTTTTGCCTTCTATTTAGAAGGCTACAACTGGACAGATTACTGTCCTACAGTTCAAGATTGTGCCAGCCAACACAAGGAGCGCGCTCTTGTCTAATATGACCCACTATTTCGGCTACGAAGTCGAGATTAAAGATAAATCAGGGAAGTACGCCTGGTTTATCTACCAAGACGGGGTAATCATCTTTTCAAGTGGCTACGATTACCCCACAGAAGCCACAGCCTATGACTGCGCTTGCAGTCGCATTGACACATTATTTTATTAGGAGAAAATCATGAAAATCATCAACGCCACTCCCCATCAAATCGTCATCTGTAGCAACCAAGGGGTTGTCCAAGATCCTAAAACCAAACAGTTCACCGCTTCGGCTGTTGAGATCCTCCACACCCTGCCACCATCGGGAATCATCCCCCGCGTGGCGATGGGGAACACCGAATCCGAACCCATTTTAGGTATTCCAGTCCAAAGCGTTCAATATGGCGAGATTGAGGGACTCCCCCCTGCGTCCCCCGACACTTATTATATAGTGTCGGGACTGGTAGCAGCAGCCGCCGTTAAAGTAAATCGGACGGATTGCCTAGCTCCGGGTGCGCTAGTCCGCAATTCTGCCAACCCATCAGAGGTGTTAGGCTGTCTTTTTTTGCAAAAGCCCTGATTGGCGACGGTTGCCCCCGGTGTGGTAGTCATAGGCTGGTTAGATATGGTTACACCGAACACGGTCGCCGCCGAATGAAATGCAAGGATTGTAATAAATTATTTTAAAATCAACCCTCTAAATATTTAGAGGGTTCTTTTTTTGATTATCTGATAATCGTTAACGTCGTAGTCTCTGGCAACTTCACCCACGGATAAACGATCCGCCAAACATCGTGACTATAAATATTTTTCGTCATGTACCGGGCGTCGGGAACTTGTTTAATCTCTATCCCCATCTTAATACTCATCGCTTTGAGAGGTCGCCAACTGAAGTTAGACTCATGAACTTTATTGAACTTGGCAACCCTGATGATTGACGAATAATCAAAAAGTTCATCCAAAGCCTCGGACAGTTGATTGTTTTCTTCCTCAAGCAGTGCTTTCTCGGCCTCTAACTTTTCTACCTCTAACGCCAATCGTCCAGCCTCTAGCAAAGCCTGAGCATAGGTTTGTGGTAACGCAAGCGGGGTCTGAACGTGGTTATTCTTAGCAAGGGAGAAAGCCTCAACTAACCGTTCTTTGCAATCCAAAACCTGATCACTGTTTCGGGAAAACGTCATCAAAAGTGTTGCTTGTGCTTCATTCAAGAAACAGTAAGAGACTTCGTAAGCCCCACCCTGCGGGCGTCTCACCACGTCCGTTTTAAACGCGACTGGTGTTTTTCGTTCTAATCGGTCTAAATACTTTGTGATTGTTTGCAGTAAGTTCTTATGTTGAATCCCCAGTTCATCAGCAATCAATCGGGAATCGACAACTAAAGTATCGTTCTGTGTGGTAATGTCAAGAATAGCCATTGTTTACTCCGTATAAGTAAGTCGTGGTTAGACCCGTTCAAAAGCCAAAACTTTTAGCGGGTTGCCTATCAATATTATAATACAAACCCAATATCTTCACCAATAAAAATAACCCAACAATTAATAAATCATCGGGTTAGTGTTGTCCAATTTTAATCAGTGTGCATTATTATTATAGCACCCTATTTCATCATCAACCATTGCTGAAACCAAAGGTTTTCTTTCTGGAAATAAATCTTTAATTGACCTGACAGCATCAATATAAGACTTACCGAGGTATGTTCCATTCTCTCCAAAACTAACAGGGATATCAGAAACCGCCCACCACCCAGACCGACCTCTGAACTCAACATACCAATAACCATATTGGGTATTTTCTCCCGTTGTTTTGGCTATTAAATTATTTAATTGTTCTGTTTTTGTTTGCATTCGCAACATCATTTCCTCTCTAATTTTCCCTTGAAGTTCCCAGATATCTTTTTT